TCTTCGGTTGCTGCTTCTTCGGTTGCTGCTTCTTCGGTTGCTTCCTCTACTGGTTCATCTTTCTTGCTGGATTTTTTAGTTGTTTTCTTGGCCGGTTTTTCTTCCGGTGTTTCTTCCGCTGCATCTGCAATAGCTTTCAATTCATCTTCGTTGATACCTTCGGCCATAATACCGTTAGCATAGAATAAATTATCGCCAGTACATTGCAATTCGTATACGTGTTCAGTATTGCCAGTTGCTTCGCTTAATGTAACGGGTTCATAAGCATTAACCGTCATAATAACTTCGCCAACTACCAATTCACTAACTAATTTTAAGCCTTCCGGAGTCAATACCTTTTCCGTGCCTGTGGTTGTTACGCCAAATGATACAGTTTCAAGGCGATGTGTTTCTTTTTCGCCCATATCATGCAATGCAATTACATCATTAACCGCACCCAACGTGATAACAGTATCACCATTTACAAACGTTTCAATAACCTTGCCACCTTCTGGGGTTGCAATTTCAGTACCCGCTACAAAACAAAAACCTTTCATAAGTCCTCCAAAGAAACCGCCAGAACCTTGCTTAACCATTGTTTGTGCTGGTTGTGCTAGTCCATAGCGTAATGACATAAATCTGTTAAGTAAATCTTCTTGATCCGCGTTATTTAACTGGCTCATAGAGTAGTAATCTTTTGCCGGTTGAATTGCTGCGCTTTGTGTTGTTGCGCCTGTATTAATAGGGTTTTGCGCTAACCCTTCGCGTTGACCTACTAAACCAGCTGCGGTGCCGGCGTTATTCATCTGATTTGCATAACCTTGGTTCATTAGATTTGCTTGATTAATAATGCCGTTTTGGTTGTTATTGTAGGTATTACCCCATAACCCCATTTTCGCACCGATACCGCTTAAATTATTATTAAGCGCTTGCGTATTGAGTGCAGCCGCTTGGCCTAAATCATTTGAATATTGTGCCGCAAGTGTATTAGATGCGTTCTTGCTAATATCATTTAATGCATTATCTGTAATAGATGAATTCACAATGCCGCGACTTGCTAGGCCAGAAACTGCATTGCCTACAGTTGCCTGTAAATCATTGTTTAACGCTTGCCGTCTAGCATCTGAATAGCCTGTTGGTAGTTGGCCGTTTGTGATGTTATCCATTGCATTTTGATTATTAAGCAATGCGCCGTTATATTCGTTAGCCAGTTGGCTTGCGCCGTTGTTCATAGTATCAACGCTTGCCGCTAACTGATTTGCATACCGCGTGTTATCAGTTAAATTCTTGGCGCCGGCCGTTGTTACTTGATTTTGTAACGCGCCGATTGCATTTTGATTGCCGCGGTTAGCGCCTAAATACGAATTATACATATTGCCGTATTCTGGCGTTATCACGTTATTCAAGGCCGCATCGCCCATACCTTGCAAGGTGTTGGCGCTTCGATTGGTGTTATTAATCCAATCCATTTGGCCTTGTAATAGTTGCTTTTCGTCGGCCGTTGCCGTAGGTAGTTTGGCATCAATGCTGCTTACCTTCGACTTTTTACCGCCGCCGCCAAATAATTGCAAGTCAAATTTAAACATGCTTTTCCTTTCTACAAAGTCGCTTCAAGGTGTTTTCGCACCGTCTTTAGCACTTTGTAATTAAACCCATTATAGGTATAGTCCATAGATGGAACGCGTTCCATGTTCCACTTTTTAATGAAACCGCGCACGCTTCGATGTGTCGCCGTTACAATTACATCAAGATCATTCATTTTCATTACTTCCACGATGTACTTGCCTATTACTTTCATATCGCCGTATGTCTGCCAGATAGTAAAATACCGTTGGCCGTCATGTTCGTTGATAGTCCAGAATAAGAACCCAGCATTAGGGAACCACTTGAAATAGTAATTGTATTTGTCTTTGTAGTTATTATTTTCATCGAAATAAAACCCTTCAAGGCTAACCCGTTCACCCGTGCGCCGTTCATAGTCTTTAATCATGCTTTCAAGGCTTTCAAGTTGCATCACTAATCCCCTATTCGTTCAATGCTGAATTTATTGCGATTGCTTCCGGCTTGTATTTGCCTATCATAATATCCGCTAATAGTCAGTTTTAAACGCTGATTTCCATACCCTTGACCGATAATATTCATTACTATTTCAAGGTTTTTATTATCATTAATGCTTATTTCTCGACTATCGCGCGCGCTTCCGTCTATTGTGATACGATAATTTCCACTTGGGAAAAATACTGTGTTACGCCATTCTGAATGATCACTTGCCGGCCTATCTACATAAATATTATTAAAAGCAACCGGATTATACTGCACCGAATACGTACTTCCGTTTTTAATAACCTTTAACGGTGTATTGTCATTACCGATGCGTGCGTATAATTCGCTTCCATTAAATGGAACCTTAATATTTTGGCCGTTCGTTACTGCTGAATTTGCAGTTAATCCGAACCGGTAAATTTGGCCGTTATATTCTAGTACTAGATTAGGCATATTATTCCACCTTTAACTTTGCGCCATTTGGGAACGTTAACGTATTGTTATTTTCAAACGTTGCGATGCGTTGCCATTCCGTCATGCCCTTCGTATTTGTATCAAAACGAATAAAGGCCGCGTTACTGTTGGCAAAATAAAGCTGAGTACCTAATACGCGGTCTTGGCTTGTATACCATGGGAACATGGCGCCAATACCCCAATAAGCATTACCCCATATACGGTAGTTATTTAATTCACCGAACGTAAAACCACTATAACCCGCCTTGTTGTTAGCAAGATAATCTAAATCAATCGGTTCATTGGAAAGGCCGGGAACCTTTAACGTACCCGTCATAGTATCGCCGGCCTTTTTAACGCACGTCGCAACGTTATCCGCCGTTGCGGCTGAACCCGCCCGCGTTGCGGTATCTGCACGAACCGCGTGCGTTGCTTCGGATACTGTATCAGTTTTGCGATAATATGCATTATTCAATCCGTTTACTGTATCCGTGATAGTTTTAAGTGTACGGCTTGGGTTATTCGTAAAACTAGCATCGCCAGCAATCTTTTTAATAGCTTCCGCCATTTGATTAAGAATATCGGTTAATGCATATGCTTTACCGTCAACCGTCCGTGTACCAATTACGGCATCTGTTGCGGTGTTTACATTTGGATCATAATACTTGATTGACTTTACACGCGTTGCATCTGTAACGGCAATCGCTACCACTACGCGCAATATTTCTTTCCAATACGTGCCAGTATACACATACATTTTTTCGTTTGTGGTATTGTAGTACATTTTATCCGTTGCCGCTGCTGGTGCATTTGGCTGGCGCATCGGTTCAAGCGTTGTACTGCCATAAGTTAGGCCACCAGATGCGGAGCGCTCAACGTATAGATACGACGTATTATTGGCCGGTAAACTCCATGCGCTTTGTTTACGGTTAATCGTTTGGATATAATCCACCGCGCCGTAATCGTTGAAACCGTCGGCGAACGATAACAATACAGGCGTTTGACTGCCGTCAATCATTACGCTTAGGTTATCACCGGTTAAGAATGAGAATTCCCCATTGCTTACTTTACCGCTCAATACCCTGTTACGTAGGCCACCACCGCCGCCAGTACCACCACCGTCGCCGGCTTTTAGTTCCATTTGCTGCGCAACGTTCAATAATTCATCGCGGTTTTTCTTAATACTATCTTGTACAGTATCGCCCTGTGGCGTTATATCCAAAGGGTATTTTTCTTTATATGCCATGTTTAAACCTCTTCATACGTATAATCTAACTGGCGTAACGAAATAGCGCCCTTTTGAACATTGATTTTAAATTGTACATTACGATTTGCACCGCCGCCAATTTTATACGCTTTCGTGTATTCATTAACATTCATTAATGTTTTGGCTTCATACAGCTTTTCATTCGCATAGTATGTTTTGGTTGCCTTACTTGAAAAGTTAATTGGCTTAGGCTTCTTATTTGAGATGCCAATAGTACCATGACCGGGAATAAGATTATGCGTTACAAAATTATAGTTCATAATCAACACAAATTGACGTGTTGCCAATCTGTTGCCACTGATTATTGATGTTTGAATTTGTACCGCATCATCTGTATCTATCGTTTCATCAAGAATACCGATTTTATTTCCGTATGCTATATATACTTCTTTATCCACATTCACCGCCGCATTGATACCATGCGTGAATTTTCTTGATGTGAAAACGCCGCGCCCGTCCTCATAGCGTGGCAAGTAGTGATACATAAATACCGTATCGCCGTTATATGGCTTAATCCATATTTGTTTTCGGCTGGCTATGTGCCATACTTCGCAATCTTTCGTTATGTACTTCAATAGATAAGAGTTGATATTTAAACCAGTTTCAAACGGTTGTATTTCTGCATAGGTATTAGTAGGCATAAAAGACATAAAGCCTTGTTCGCCTAAATAATAGCTGCGATCATCAACGCTTACCGTTGCACCGCTACAATAACCGGTAGAGGATAACGGATACACAGTTAAATTCTGTGCATCTGGCGTACCAATTACTTGATACACGCGCCCGTATTCTTTGTATACGATAATTGCACGTGATAAGAAATCAATCGCAATGATGCTGCCTTGGTCTTTATATCCTACATCTACATATTGCGCGCTTGATGCATCGTTACTGATATGGTTCCATGCGTTGTAGTTGCCAACCGCCGACCAGTTCAACCTATGCGAATTAGTCGATGCAATTAGTACGCGCCCGGAATGGCTTGATACTATATCGCATATAGGACTTTCAGTAGTATATAACTTACCAGCGCCCGAAATGGCTTGTAACTTATCACCGCTGGCTATGAGAATATCACCACCGAACGCATGATATTTAGGTTTACTTGTACCGCTTAACGTACCTAGCAATTTATTTGTGCTGAAATCGGTTTCATACAAATTTCTACCACTAGAAAAGTACCATTTACTACGATACACATCATAATATAGCGTTTCTACCGGTAGTCCGAAATCATACAATACACGAATACCCGGAACGGTGCGGAGTGCATTATCTGTTCTATCGAATTCGCATTGTTGCGCCTGTGTTAGTGCTTGCACGTCGATATTTTCCGGCGGGTTGCTCCAATCAATGCCCAGCCGGAACCCGTTTGTAGTTGCCACCTGTTTAACGCCCATTATGCTATACCCCTTGCCGCCTTAATCTGTTCCGTTATGTAGTCAATGAATTGTTTATCATAGGCAGCGTAATCCGTCATAAGTGATTTTTTCTTTACCATGAAAGAGATAAGCTGCACTAAATACTGATAAAAGAATTCAGAAAACGGGATAGTATCGTCTAATTCGTCTACGTGGTTTTTACGCACGCTATAAAATACTTGATTGACCGTTTCCCCGTCGTACGTTTCAAATGTTCCATTTATGATGCGGATAGGATAACCACTCTTAGGAACGAACCCCATAAAATCTGACGGAACCGTTTTCAAATTCGGTATATCTGTATTCTTAACTACTTCGCGGTCTTTAATGCTAACCAGAATAGTAGTTAGCCAGTCAATAGCTGCGTTAATGTATTGGATATACTCCAACTGTTCATCTAATATTTCGTTAGACTCTACATTAACCAGCGTAATCAATTCGCTTACTACCATAATCCCAGTACCCTTCCGCTATTACGCTTTCATTATTACCTAACCCGTCATTAATAGATTGCAACGCATTAACCATATTCGCCGTTACGCCGGAAATATCAAGGTTCATAACCCTATACACGATGTAATCAACAAGTAATGTTTCTAATTCTGCCGGTAGTCCGCTTTCATCTTCCAACTTCTTATATCCGGCAGTCATTATATAATCAATGGTTATTTTCTGCTCATGATCTGCATCAAATACTATCGTTTGTAAATTCAATACATGATAGGCCTGTACGTCCGCATCATCGGCTTTGACATTTAACACGCTGATACATTGACCGGGCAGCGTAATCCGTCCGGTGCCGTTATCTTCGTGCGTTGCCTGTGCCAAACTAGGGCAGTACTGACCAATAAGGGCATTTAATAGGTGATTGCCTTCGTTGTAATACTCTAACAAATGGTACGGAGTATATTGTTCTTGCGGTGTATCGCCTATTTGCATGAACGCCCTATTGATAACTTGTTTTACGTTCATATTCACCCCATATAAGAATAAAGGCGGGTATTACCCCGCCCATAATTCAAAAATTATTGTTCTACAACGCCACCAGTTAATACTTGAATAGAGCCGTAGTCTTTATTATTGAATTTTGTTTTTTTAACTTCGCCATAGAACGCGATACCATTACCAGCAATGTTGCCGTAATCGTCTGTTTGTTCAATGTGTTTAGCTGGTCTTGCAACTGCGAAACATGCTGCTTGTTTACCCAATAATAAGTTATGGCATACATTCGCACTAGATGCGCCTGTATTATCGCACACTACGCGTTCATATTCGTAAAGAATAACACCGTCGTATTCGCCTAATGCACCTGTAAAGATAGGGTTTTTAGAACCGCGTACATTTGCGTTTTGTTGTGCTGCCAACCATTTTGGATCATCTTTTAAATCACGTGCCGCCCATGGGTGAACAAGCATGATGTATTTATCCATGCCGTCAACTTTAATCGGTTGTACTTTTGGCGCATGCATCATCGCTTTACGTTTAGCACGAGAAATAATAGTTGTTGTTAATTTATCATTTGCCGTAATGCTGGAATATGTACCGGCAGCGCTTGCAGCTACCGCTTCTTTAGAAGAGGAAGGAGTCGAACATAATTCACTCATCAATTTGTTATCCAACCAATCAGCAAGCCATTGCTTCAACGCGCCTTTAATTTCTTTCAACATATCATACTGTGTTTTTTGGTCGTCCGCTTCATAGCGAGATACCGCATTACGGATTAATTTAGTTTGTACAGTAAAATCGTAAATGTTCAAAGTATCTTCGGCGCCAGCTAATTTTTGGTTACCTTCAACGCCCGGCCCGTTTAAATTCATCATCAAGCCGAATACTACGCTATCGCCTTTTACGTTTGTTAAGTCTTTGTTTTGGTGTACTACGTTGGAACCGTCCATTGCAGTAAACTTATCAAAATAACTATCTTTTACGCCTTCGTGCCATACTTTTTTAGCCCATACTTTAGGTACTAAATTTGCTGGGATATTAACTTGGTTTCTTTGGTCTGCCATATTTTACCTCTTATAATTCGTCAAAATATTGACGCACATCGTCCGGCAATGCATCAAGATTGCCTGTTTGATACGCCTTCAAAATATCTTCTTCGCTTACCTTGTTAGGTGTAGGAACGCCACCGTTTAACGCGCCAGCCTTTGGCAACGTTGCGGCCACTTGTAACGGGTTGTTTGTAACGTCGGTATTCGTTGCCCGTTCATTTTGCAGTTCATTAACAAATTTTCTAATTGTTTCAAAATCGGCATCGGTACCTTCTCCAATATCTACGCGATAGAACGCATCGTTTATTGGTTGTGCATCGCGCATTGTCATGCCGTTTAGCTTTTCTAATCCGCGTTGATATAGTTCCCCGAAATTTGGTAATGATTTAATTTCATTTACGAAATTTAGATTTGTTTGTCTTTGTTGGTGTACTGCTAACTGTTGATTTGTGATCGTGTATTCTGCGTTAGCTTCAAAACGAATGAAATCGTTGTATTTGTTTACATCTTCAAACATAAGACTTTCTAAATCTTCCGCCGTTAAATTAAAGCGTTTTAATGCTTCACGGCGTACAAAGTCCCGGATATCAGATACTTCGTTATCTGGCAATGTAATCGGTCTTTGTTGCGCTTCAAATTGTCGCGCACGTTCTTCGGCCGCTTTACGTCTTGCGCGTTCCTGTGCAAGTGCCGCTTTTAGATTGTTATCGTTTGTATGGTTTTCTTCGTGTTCCGGTTCTTCGGTGTTAGTGTTCGGCGCCGCTGCATCTACTTCCGCATCATTCGCATCACTTTCCGCCGCATCATCTGTAGAGGGTTCATCTGTTGCCGCTTCTGGTGTATCCGTTTCTTCGGTATGTTCATCAACGTTCACGCCCGCGTTTTCTAAATCTTCCGGAGTGAAACCAGCATCTTCGATATTAACTAAATCTTTTTCCATATCTAATACTCCTTAGCCTTTTAACGTCATTGCCGGACGAATAAAGAACTATGGCAGTTTAACGCCGTTGCCGGGCGATAATGTATAAGCAAGCCTTTTAACGCCATTACTTAGGGCGAAAATAATATAAAAAACGCCACATTACGGAGCGTTTATTATTGTGTTGATACTTTATATTACATAGTGCCTAAATCGTTCATAGGCGGCATAATTTGCGGTGTATTTTGAATGTTTGGTTGTTTACCTTTCAAGGCTAACCGTTCCGCCATAATTTGTTGTGGTGAAATCTGTACGCCTAACGTTTGTAAATACATACTCAATGCTTCCGCTGGCATATCATCAAGTGAACCACTTACGCGCAATTCTGGTAACGCTGGTTTTTCTGCCGCTTCTTGCATGCGTTTCTTAACCGTTTCTTTTTCTGGGAAATCCATGAAATCAAGGATAATATCCATAGGAATATCAACGCCGGACTTCTTAGCTTCCAATAATTGATATAGGTTAGCACGTCGCGCCGTTGCGCTTGCTTGGCTAGTGCTGATTACAATATCAAAATCAAAGGCGGATAGATCATACAAAACTTGTTTAATAGGATTACCTTCCGCATCGCGTTGCGGTTGCCCAAATGCATCGGTTAAAACTTGTTCTTGCATAGGTTGATTTAAACCCGGTGCAATTTGTACAAATTCCTTTTGCCCGTCGTCGCCCATAATGCGCATTGCTTTGGCTTCATTGTAGAATTGCGGAATTAAACCCGGTGCATTTTTCTCACCCCATAACAATTTAACAATTTGGCGTTCTGCTTCTTTTGATTGTTCAAAGATGCCTGCCGTTTGAACGGTTGTTACAGATTGCCGCAAGTCGATTGCCTTGCCGCTCATACTGCCAACGCTACCGGATAGGCTTTCCGGAGTGATACCGCTGATAGAATAAAAATCATTGCTTGATTGTTGTTCAAGCGCCATATTAATATTGCTATCCATTGCCGGCGTTCCGTCCACGAATGATACGCCCGGCGGTAACCAGATATTCGCGCCCGGTTTAGTGCTATTGTTTTTTATATCGCGCTTATTCTGTTCGGTTAATTGACCTTGCCAGAATTTAACGCCTAAAGACTGTTGATTTACAACATGCATGCGTTGGCTTCGGTTTTTGTTTAATTCCCTTTGTGCATCTTTAATATCACGCACTACGCCAGCTGGTTCCAGTTCATCGTCTACCAATTCGCCAGTATAGTAACAATATTCACGCACTAACGGGAATTTACCATGCTTATAAGGGCTTTCGCCTTCTTCCAATAGAACACTATCGGCGAACGTTGCATATCTGATTTTGGTATCTGGTATGCTAGTAGGTTTTTTACCAGTAGCCATTAATACAACAAATAGAGGGTTAGCTTCATCAATTAAACCCTCTTTTGTCATGTATACGTTCTTTTTGCCGTATTCCTTATACCAATACTGCACTACACGAATTTTATTGTAGTTAGTGTTATACCATAACGCTTCGCCGTCTACTGTTTCAATAACGCCGGCTTCCTGTTCGGTTTCATCATATCGGCTTTTTAACGCGTTGATTTCGTCAACCTTTTCCGGATAAATCTGCTTTAACTTGGCAGCACTTTCCCAGCTATAACGGCCAACATATTGAGCGTCGCTTAAATCATCTTTTTTACATTCCGGATCTATGAAGGCATCAAACGGAGAAACACGTTCAATTTGAATTGTGCCGTCTAACTTCGTATAGTCGAATTCATACGATACCCAGTAATTGGCTAAACCGCAAATAATTTTATCTCTAAAACATTTGCCCTTATTGCGTTGATAGTTCGCACGGTCTAAACAGTATTTTGTAATACCCTTAGCAACGCGGCTTATTCTATCATCTTCTTCACTACGTGGTAAAAAATCCGGTTCAGTTTCATTCTGCGATGCATAACCGCATAACAGATTAATAACCGGTCTAATTCTATTAATCGTAATTGCCGGCCGTCCAGCTTCGCGCATGTTTTTTAAATCGCCGTCTTGCCATTGCTTACCTTGCATAAATGCAAAATCTTCGGCAGCGGCCTTGCGCCATTCTGACGTGGCGGCCAATGCATTTTTTACATTCTGTTTTGCTTCGTATATATCAAAGGTTGTTTGTTCTATATCCATTATTCCACCATTTCAGAACCGTAAATCATATCGTACATCTGTTCTAATTGCCATTGCGGCATTGCCTTGGCGAATTCCGCTAGTTGTGCATCTGTATATTTCGCCGGAATAATAACGCCCTTTTCTTCGCGTTCGCCGTATTCCGATTTTAAAACCTTAAAGGCGTAATCACGCAACGCCCTTTCACTCATACGCCCCATGCGCTTATATCTCCTTCGCTATCGTCAACATATCTATAACCGTCATTAAATGGCTTTTCTGGTTTAACTGATTTAACCGGTCTTGCCATACACATATAACGCACCGCATCATACGCATGATCTTCTTGTTTCGTATCTACATCTTCGACCTTGATTTTATCGTATGTTAAAGCTGGCAACGTGCGTATTAGATGTACGCAATTACTGAATATCTTCAACTTACCTTCTTTTAATCGTTGATGTACTTGCATAAGTCCGGCCAATCTATCATTGTCAGCACGCACCCAATAAACGCCCTCAGTTGCGAATATTTCCGCAATCGTTGGGCCGTCGTGGCCTGTTCGCTGCCATATAGCGGGGTCTGCCACTCCTTGATAGTCTTTTAAGTGTTCTATCTTTTGTGCTACTTCCCTTGCCGTTTCCTGTGTACCAGTATCCGGCATGCCCGGCTTGCAGCCGTAAAACTCACCAGTAATATATAAAACGTCGTCATAATCAACCGCTGCGGAATATACTGCATATGGTTTCGTATAGCCCCAGTCCATTGAACGATACCGTTGCCAATGATGCGGTATTTCAAACGGTTCTATTACATGCTTATCGGTGCGGAATTCTGTAAATACTTGACCTTCGAATATATTCCAGTCGCCGTCTAAGTATGCTTTACGTAGTTTTTCCGGCAACGTGTTAAGTGCATCTATATAACTTTGTGATAGATGCGGGTTATCGCTTGCCCTTGCTTGGATATATGCAATCTTATCGGCGAATGGTTGCATCTCTTTTGTAAAGTTTCTATCAATGAATAGGTCTTTTACCCACATATGGCCCTTACCGCCCGGATTTGTTGCAGCTATTAACTTTGTATCAGTTATACCAGTCCAACGGAGCCGCATACGCAAGAAGTCGAAAACGTCGCGACTATTCAAAGTCAATTCATCAATAGCAATAGCAGCGAATTCACTAGATAAGTATTTACTAGGCTTATCCAGATTTCTAAAACAGATAACGCCGCCGCCTAATTCATCATTCAATGTGAATTCATGGTTGCTTTCCTTATAGCTTCCTAACCATTCCGGAAACTCCATTTTGATTTTGGATATTTGACGATCATCTAAACTTGGATAATCCTCACAGAATAACCCAACGCGTATGCCTTTAATTCCTGTTTTGATGAACCAATCAATTAAAAGCCAAACTAAACCCCAGCGGAGTATATACGATTTACCGCCACCAGCAGCGCCGCCATATAGTGTATATATGTTTTGCTTAACTGCCCTTAAAAATTCCTTTTGCTTAGGCGTTGGCCGTATCACATCGCGAAACAGATTTGTTTTACTCATCTGTATCACTCAATTCGTTATTATCAATAACCAACTTAACGGCGCTTTCTGTTGTAATTTCCTGTTGTATCTTATCGCGCCATTCTTTAGAACGTCGATTTTTAAGCCAGAAAATCATAGCCGTTGTATTTCCTTCAAGTGCTGCTTTGTAAAGTGCATTTTCAACTTGTATGTCTGCTTCGTCCTTCCCTATTTTTAGGGCGTTAGATATTTTAGGCGATTTCTTGCGCCATTCCCAAAGGGTAACTGTTGATATATCCATATTGCTGGCAATCTGTTCATTTGTTAAACCGTTGCGCGCCCAACCTTGTAAAAGCAAAATCTTTTCTTCTGCTTCCCAATCCTTATATGTTGTTTTCGCCATTGTTTCACCCCCTATCGTAGTATGTTGTTATCTTTGCTTTTCATTCTGCCATGTGATCGTTGGCATATTCCGGCGTGTTGCTTGCTGGCGTGTTGGCTAGTGCAATATGTTTGGCATAAGCCGTCATAATATATTTCGTTAGCTATGCATCTGCCGCCTTTGTTGTTAAGGCATTTTGATTTTGTACATATGATATTCACTAGCTTTTCACCACCTTCACAAAACTTTTTGAAAAATTTTTAATTTCCCTATTGACTACTTGCGAAAACGCAAGTATAATTAAGCCATAAGATACATCATAAAACGCAAGTATTCAAAAAGGAGAATTTAAAATGCTAATACTTAAAGATGTAAACACAAACAAAACATGGAAATTTGAAAACAAAACAGATGCTTCTGATTTCATCAGTACAATGAGTTTCGGTTTTGAATGGCAATTAATCGACAATAACACAAACGAAGTTATTGCTTGCCACTACTTTGAATAACAAAATAAAGGCGGTAGGATAACCACTGCCGCCAATTACTCAACCAAAAGGAGAATAAAACAATGCAAATGACTATTCAAGAAATCAAAAACGCGATCAGATACAACGAATTAAACAGTATCGAAACATTACAAGCAGCATATACCGGAATTAAACACAATAATGACGGCATAATTCAAACACTAGGTTATGACGATTTAAGCAACATTGTTATGATGCTTCGTTATATCGCTGAAAAATGCGAATTGCTTCGTCGCCGTACTAATTCGATATATGATGCGTTCGCTGCTTTCAATCTACGCGAAACAATATTCGATACTGTAGATGAATACCAGAAAGAAATGAATAACAAAATACGCCAAACATTAGCCGCTAGAAAATAGCGGCTTTTTTAATTACTCAAAACCGAACACGCCACAACAGATATGACATGGAAATAATTCGGGTTATTTTGGTCTAAAACCTTATAAAAAAATGCAGCATGTTCAGTTTTCAATAATCAAATGTTCCTTTTATGCAAAAAATGAGATATATCGCCGTGGATATACCTCATATTCTGATAATTTTATTCATTTGTCATGTATTAAACACTCAAAACCGGAGCCATACCGCCGCACTCTTAACGGCGTAGGCCTATGGCCTAGTTCCTAGGAAACCGAACGGCCCCAGTTTTCAATGCCTATGTGTGTACTCTAAACCAATACCGATATGGATCACATGAAATTAGGTTTATTATGCTTATTGTTGTTGTGCTTGGAAGTACATATTTATATTTGATAGGATTGTTCTCAATGGCATTGTGTATATTTGAAAGGAATTCTTTTTATCGGTATCGGTTTACAATACACAATAGGGGAACGGCCCAAAGTTCCCCATGTGCATCGTATATATAGGAGAATTACGCCAATGACCTTTTAAGCATCATTTGACAATATAATTATACTATATATGGCGTTTCCGTATTATTCCGATGTAGTTCGGTGTAGTCCGACTTGTACCGTTTTAGCAGTATATATGCTAGGGTAATACGTTTCATGTAAAAATTTCCCTACTTCAATAAGGCCTAGCGTTTTTAATTCGCTGGATTGCGTTTTTTCTAAATCCGTAAAACTTTTAGCATATTTTGCGCTTTCCCCGTCGATGTACTCACGCATTAATAATATATTAGTTTTCCCTATGGTGCATTTGTTGATGATATCCGCCGCCGTTTCCCGTTCATCAATTAATGCGCCTATTTCTTCTTTTACGGCATCACGTTTACTTTCAAGCCGTACAATTTGCCGGTCTAACCCGCCCGGCGTTCCGCCACCGCTTAACCGTTCCTTGCTATAATCAATGGCCCCTATCGTCGTTACATCTGACTGTAAACGCTTTAGATCTTCTTTCAATGATTTGATTTTCATTGATATTAATTTAATCGGTTCTAGGTATTCTTTTCCTAATTCCCTGTATTCTTTATCCGTCATGTATTCCCCCGTATGGTTCATTATCTTAAATTCTTAACCGTTTCCCCTAACATGTTCAAATAGTCTTGTAAATTAACCTTGATTGCATCGTTTACAAGCTGGATATTATCAGTTGTTACATAATGTGCCAGCAGCATTTTATACATTGCATCTTTTGTAGGTACTAAAACCGCTATTAATGCGCTAATTACAAACGCAATGCATAACGCAATAACTTTACCTTTATGCGGCTTAACTAACTCTCGTACTTCATCATCTGCAAGCCATATAGCACAAAATCCACATATTACAACTGTTAGTATAATAAACAATCCTTGATTAATTACGTCAATATTATGTAGTACCTCAATCAAGTACAGATACATCGGATTGACAATAGGCATTACACTTTTCCCCTTTCACTAATTACTTTCCCGTGCTTCCAATACCACCGGTACCGCGCACCGTTTCGGTTAATTGCGCAACCTCTAACAACTTTAATGCGCCAACTGGTACCATAATACCCTGTACTAATCTATCGCCCTTTTGGATTAAATACGGCGTATCGCTGGTATTGTGTAGAATTGCTTTAATTTCGCCCCTATAGTCCGCATCAATCACCCCGAATGAGTTCGGAATAATTAATGGCGTTTTGCTCATGCTAGATCGTGGCGCCAGCATCAACATATACCCCTTTGGAATTTCCACCGCTAGGCCTAGCGTTACATATTGCGTTTGATGCGGTTCTATTACTACGCTTTTCGGTTGATAAAAATCCATGCCAGCAGCATCTTCGCTGCCAACTTTTGGCAATAATACACCCGGCATGCATCGCTTAACTTTGATTACGTCCGCATTATAGCGTTTAAATCCAAATATGCGTTTAATCCTGTTTAGTAGTTCCATTTATTGCCCCTCATCTCAATAGTGCTTCCAATACTTTATTTTTTCTATCCATGATGTGTATTTCTGCCCTTGGGTTATCTTTATCTATGCCAGCGATGCAGCTTTCACCATATGAACATATCCATTTATCATCGTCGATAATTTTGGCCTTTGTTAATATATCGCTAGTCGCCTGTAGCAACCCGATTAAGTCCGGCCAACTTCTTTTATTTGGCAAATAGTATTTACATTCAACAACGATGATGCCAGATATATGCAATTTTTTCCCAGCTAATTGCCACATGCAAGCATCTTCATAATTCTTGTAGGCTTCCGACGGTATTATAATAGGCTTTCCGTTTCTGGATATAATTCGCCCGCTATTCTTCTTAGTTGCTGGGCGGCCTTTTAATGTAATATCAATTACACTCATTTAATGCCCTTTCTGCCAATAATACATCATCTTCCGGATACCACCAGTAAAAATCGCCGGTATGACTCCATGATGTTTTACCATTCATAAAACAATACACCCGCCCGTTTTCGTATTTGTAAAAATAAAGTTTCATTTTTCCAAATGCAGTTTTTACTATAAGTGGCGTATCAACTGGTACTTTTTCCCATTCCACGATACCCAATAACGATGCAATAGAATATTTACGGATATTAGGATTTAACCCCAGCATCTTGCATGGAATTCTTGGGGTATGATCGCGTATCTTAAAATCCCCGCCATTTTCAATAAATGTAGGATTTACAAAGAACGCATAAACGCCCTCAATCTTAATATCGCGGTATCCTTCTTGATGCATTTGTTCTAAAAACCATTTTTGCTCATTCGTCATATCCTAATTCCCCTTTTACTATAATTTCTTTCATTTGTTGGCGTACGTTATACGTGTACGCTTCAAGTGTTCCATTAAATGCTTCCATTACCATTTTGGAAAGCGCTTGCCGCAATCTCTTCGTTTTGCCGTCCTTGTGATATTTGTATTCAAGGGTTATCAAAATCTATCTTGCGTTACCTTTGGCTTTAAAATCATATCGCCTACAACCAGCGTTAATGCGCTGGCTAGTTGCTCACATGTAAATATTCGTCCTTTCCCCATATCTACTTTTACGCTCATTTATTAATTCCCCTTTGATATTCATAGATAATTTCATTCTTAGGCGCATTTATTAGCATGATAATACTATGATGTGCCGGTGATTTCGTTTGATCTCCCGTTTCACTTATAAATTTAATGCGCTTAGTCGGTACGTATACGCTTATATTTGTCTTACTAAATAACTTATGCCTTTGTACCCCCCCAGTGTATCTATAGGCAGTACCAGTGTACACGGGCGCCCCGTTTCAATACACCGCGCTATAATTTCATCTTTGTTACTATACGGCGGGTTAGTGATTAAGTAATCAAATTCATAATCTTTAGTTAAAAAATCATTGATGCCGTATATGGCTAATGGATCATAATCGCGTGTAACAACTTTTGTAAAATTGCTTTTATCTGTATCGAACGGCAATAAAATTTTATCGCCAGCCTTGGGCGGGAATACATTAAGCATTGTTTTAACGATTTCTATAGGCGTATACCATTCATCGCTTTTAGTGCCTTTTATTAATATGCTTGTTTCATCGCTTCCGCCTTTCAAGATTTACCCCGGCAGCTAACAGGCGATTTCTAACCAGCGTATACGATGCGCCACACGCTTCCGCAATTTCCCGAATTGCTAACCCTTCATTACGTAGCGCAATCAATGTATTTACATCAACATCTGGGCGCATCGGATTTCTTTTGATAGCTTTTCTTAAACCTAATGCGGCAAGCGCTGCATCTGCGGTTTTCCTACTGTATATGCAAGCACCTAGCGCAAGCCAGTTTTCTATATACGTCATTTTTACCTTCCTAACATTTACCCATACGCCGCTTGATGCGGTTATTACTATCTTTTACATACCCAAACACATCGCCCCGTATATCACGGCTTTCTATTTCTTTTTTTCTGTTGCTACTGTATTTGATGTAGGCCGCGCATGTACTATGGCAGCCTAGTACCCTATACTCACAACCCTTACATGGTGATTTCATTTCTTTATTCCTTGTTTTCAAAAGGGTTAATACTTTCAAGAATAACAAACGATGTATTTTTATATCCGTTTTGTTCTTCCCATTCACGAAACGCCTTCGTTAATTTTTCTTGTAAAACGTCAATTTGTTTCAGTTCTACATGTAACAAATAATCTTCCGAATATTCTGCTATTTCATCATCAAGATCATAATCGATAATGCCATTGATAACACGCTCCGCATCAACAGTAGGAACATAATAATAAGGGTTTCCAACTCTAATCATTGGAACTTCTTCCGCCGGATATGTTTCGGCAAAATCTTTCACTGCATCTTCAATGCTTTTCTGTGGATACCCTACACGCTCACACAAACACCAGCACCATTCCTTATCATTCTTAACTAACATTTTTGCCACCTATTAGAACGGAATATTTTCATCGTTCCCCTTATTATCTGCAAAATTATCGAAATTGCTGCCAGCTTCCGCATCATTTAACGCTGATACACCTACGAAACTTGCAATTACTTCCGTAACGTACCGTTTTTGGCCGTCTTGCGTTTCATAGCTTCTTGTTTGAATTCGGCCCTCTACAAATAAACGGTTTCCCTTTCGGTAGTTGCCTACCGCTTCACCCAGCTTGCCCCATGCAACGCAATTCACGAACGCCGTTTGTTCTTTTGTTTCATTTGTAGCGCTATCAATATATGTATTGCTGGCCGCTACTGTGAACGTTGCAACCGCCCTTCCGGTCTGTGTATAACGTACTTCCGGATCACGCGCAAGATTTCCCAATAATTGAACACTATTCATAATATAATTCCCTTTCTATTTTCTAATTCTATACGGCAAATTTGCTCATTTTGCCCCGCCTACTATTTCGCCCTTATGATTTATCGTTAAGGCTTTAAAAATTCCATACAACGCATTTAAACGATTTTATCCGTTCTAAACAATTCATCTAGTGTTAGATTTGTTTGTAATTCATCATTAACGTTTTCTTGAATTGCAAGCATTTCCGTTAATCTAAAATCAAACAAACCGCGTTCATGTTTCTTGTATGTTTCCGGTGATACCCCGGCAATATCTGCCATGTCTGATTGTGTATACCCTAATAATTCCCTACATTCGATTAATTTCGGGAATAAATTATATTTTTTTATTCATTCCAACACCCCAAATATCAACTTTTTACTTTCTTCCGAAATATCGGCATCTTTAACCATGCTTTTTAGGTCTACGGCTTCGTATTTTTCAACCTCAACCAAATGGCCGTTATCTAGCATCTTAATTTCTGTATTTCGCGGCATGTTAAGTTCTGCACGTTTACGCGCTTCCATTAATAGGCCATTGTTTTTGATGCTTTCCGCTATTTCCATGTTCTTTTGTTCACGCGCTGCCAGTTGCTCATAAGCCTTACAAAATTGGCTCATTGCAGCGCTTTCGTTGTATGATTGGCAGTTTCTTGGGTCGAATAAGCGCCATACAGTTTTAGCAGCAAGCCTTGTTATTCCTTCCAACTCATCAAGGCCTTTTTCATATCCTACTTGGCTTGCCTTTTTTCTGACAATTTCCCATGCTTCTTGCGCAATCAATCGTTCTTCCTTGCCGTTTACATATCTGGAAATTTCTGCCGCTTTCTTGCGAATAGTTGCAACGGCTGGAACGAATTCGCATGTATTGATACATTGTTTGATAGCTTCCGCCAATGTTACCGGGTTAATATCTTCCAGCATGTAGGCGTACATTTTGGCTTTCGTACTATCGAATTTGTCATATATCAATAATTGGGCCGTAGCTTTCAATGTTTCCGGCTTCATGTGTTCCCCCTTCCACCGCATCAATTAACGCGTTTAATTCTGCAACCTTTCTTTCTGTATCCGTCATAGATAACATTTCATTACTATTCAAGTACGTATCAAAGTGGCTTGGCGCAAATAACGTTTTAGGCGTTAAATACTTTTCTAGCTTTGTACCTTTCCATTCACGGCATTTTTTATCAATCACCGTTTTAAAATCGTCAACCGTATAACCTTCTTTCAAGCGTGATCGTATTGCTTGAATATATGGTTTTGTTGTTGGCTTGAATTTTGAACAGGTTTTTAGATTAAGATATTCGATAATTTCAATATGAGATTTTTCCACATCGTCATGTGAAACATGACATAATGTATCTATACTATCCTTACCTACCCTATCCTTACCTATCCTATCCTTTCCTAACCTAACCTTACCTAACCTATCCTTACCTATGGATACAGTTTGTATACATTCTGTATCCATTCTGGATACATCGATTTTCAACGTGTACGTTTTATCCTTTTGGATATTGAGTAAATCACGTTCTGGCAAGGTGCTTGGCTTGTATCTATCGTTCTGAATGTAGTTGTGAATTTTCCAATCTTTGATAACTACAACGCCACTTTCAAACGGTATAACAAACTGTTTTGCAGCAAGTACTTTCATATCATCATCTTTTGCGCCAATCATTCGCATAATTGACTTTGGGGCATTGATAAAACCGTCATCGTCCGCATCTAGCAGCATATGAAAGTATAGGTTTTGTGTAGTTGCTGGCATGTCTAGGAATGTATCGGACTTGATAATTGATTTTGACATCATTCTTCGTTCTGCCATTGTATTTTTGAATTCCTTTCTTTTAAAATCTCCCGTATTTTCTTGGCATCGCTGCCATGTGCTTTTGTATGGCAATCTCTACAAAGGCAAGCCAGATTATTAAGATTTGATAAACCGCCGTGCGATCTAAACTCTATATGATGTACTTCTGTAGCCATTACACCACATAGCACGCACAAACCCTTATCGCGTTCATACGCCCATTTTCTAGTTCTGGAGTATAGAACGTTATCAAGTTTCTTTCGCTTGTTCATTGTTCCCCCATTCATTTATTAATGAGTTGATATAATCATTATTTTCTAAAGGTATGTTTAATTGGTTGCACTCATCAATTAATGCATCAATTAAACGCCGCATTTCGTCTACCGTGTAAACGCTGCTACCATGATAGGCGCGAACGATTGTATAACCTTCGGTTTTTGCTGGGCCGGCATCTTCGGCGTACCAGCCTAACCCATGGCCTTGCCAGATTTCAATAAACCGGTCTGTGGCATCGTTTTTTATTGGTAGATAGGTAAATGTACCAGCTTCTTGAATAACACGTTTATATACATCGTTTTTCGAAATATAGGCGTTTTTTGAAAGTTCACGCGCTATCTTATCGCATAATACCCATGCATAAGCGTTAGCATTTAGCGAACGGCGTTTTACCTTCTTTTTGATTTCAATGATATATTCAGCTTCCGGATCTAACTTATTTAACGCTTCATCTTTCGGCGCTGGTATCAAGATATTCCAGCCAATCGACTTGATTAAATTGATACCCTTTGTTACCCATTTCATTAAATGCGGTCTCCAGCATCTTCATGCAACAATGCTTGTTCGTCGTTGTCGTATAGGGTAAAGCCTTTGTTTTCCTCTTGTACCCCATAATTTTTTAACCATTCAAGCGCCGCTACCATTTCGAACTCATCAAGTAGTGCAAGGCGTGGTTTTTTGTATGTTCCGGCAATATACTTTGTGATTTCCGCCGGCGGTACTTTTTTAGATTTTTGCAACGCTACAAATTCATCGTACCCTTTAACATGCGTTTCTTTTGGTTTAGTTGCTGCCGCTGGTGCTGCATTGCCGCCCATTGTATAGCGAATACTTCCCTTACTATCGACTATGGTTAATTTACTGATATTACGATTTTCGTCATATTCAATTTCTTTAACCGTAAATTTTGCGTATGATTTAGGTTTTCCGTCTTTACCCGGTTTCCATTCGCCGTTTTGTAGGTTTATATAAATGAATGGCGCGGAGTATAATTCCCTACCGATACCCCAGTTAAAACAAGCACGCTTAAAACTGTCAGATGCTTGGCCTTTTTCCTTTTCCGTGTAGCTTTCTGTGCCTACGTCGGACTTGCCAACCCATTCGCCAGTATGTTCGTTATAGATTGAAACCGTACAGTATAATCTATCACCAATGATCGTATGTTCGCGTTTCCAATTTAATGCACCTACAACTTCATCAAGTAGTCGCATGTCAACGCGTGCATCTTTATATAGCAGCACTACTGCACCTACATTTCCATTCTTTTCATTTAGTGATTGAATACGGCAATCTATTTCATTTGCTTTTAGTGTTCTAAATTCCATGTTTCACCGCCTACTTAATATAGAAATTTTGGTTTACTTTAATTTCTGCACCTTCCACCGTTTCGCCGGCTTTAAGCGCTTTTTTAATTGCCGTTTTATCGGCTTTAATTTCAACTTTTGTAAAGTCCGCTGGAATTACATCAAGATTTATAATTTCAACACTTTCGCTTTTGCGGTAACCGCATTTGAAAGTGCCAACGGTTAGCGTTTCAAGTCCTTTTTCTTTTAGTGCAAATTCAACATTATTTTTTAACCGTTCAACAAAATTTTCTTTTGTTTTCTTCATTGCGGTTAAACGTTCAATTTCTGCTTTAATACCAGCAATATCGCTTTCAGTATTTTTAATAAATTTGCCTGTATTTTCTAGTTTTTCTTCGATTGATACGTTAATCATTTCTAACGTATCTTGAATTGCTTGAATTTCTTCTTCTGTTTCCGCCGCTTCCAGCATTGCGGATAATTCGGAAAAGTCTTTATTAAGTTCATAAATACTGCTCATTTTTAGTCATCACCTTTCAAGATTTTAATAATTTCCGCTATGTCATTATTCGTTATAGTTGAACCCATTAAAGAACGATGTTCTCCCATAGTTATATAAATTATTTTGCCTTCATATATTGCGTATACATCATAAGTAAAAAGCGTTTCTTCACCTTTTTCATCGATTTTTCTAACGCTAAAACCGATAGAAATTTCTTTATCTGCTATTTTTTCACATAGTTCTGTGAACATTGCCGAAACTTCGGCTATTTGTTTTTTATTTAATTGCCAGTCAAAGTCCATTTTTTACACCTTGCCACCTTAACGCGCATATGATATTATGCGGTTAAGATGCTTTAATAACTCACTTTTCGCATCTGCCCTTTAGTAATTGCCGTTACTATTGGGCCTTTTTTAATTTATCAATATAGATGCCACTATATAGCAGCGTAATGCCTAATAGGCCTTGTAACATTGCTTCATAAAATGTTAATACGTCAATCTCTAATGATCCCGGCGTACCTAACAACAATACAAAACCCGCAATTTTCATAATACTAGTCATTGACAAATTCCCCCGTAATCGCCAGTACATCGCTGGTGATTTTTTTTATACTATTTTTTAGTTTTGCATTTTCGGTTTCTAGCGCTTCACACTTCTTTTTTAATAATCTGTAATTGAATGTATTGTATTCGTCATTCACCATAACCAAACTGTGAATTTCTTCAACGCTAAACAACAAACCGGGTAGTTTTTCAATAGCATGTATAGTGCCATTATTTTTTAAGTTGTATACCGACGATTTAGAAACACCTAATACTTCGGCTACTTCCTCTACGGTATACGTTAGTTTCATAATTCGCTTCCTTTCATCAATTCCGACAAACCACAATTAAAGAAATGTGCGACCTTTACAAGGCTGCTAAGGCTTGGCGATTGTTCACCACTACGCCAACGGGAAATAACACTTTCGGAAATTCCCGTTTCTTTGGATAGTTTATAAGCGGTAACACCATTGCTATCCATGAGTTTAAAAACATTTTTTGTTACTGTTTTTATGGTTTACACCCCGCTTTCTAAAATGGTATACTTGCGATATAGCAAGTGATGATTTTCGACGCCACACTTGCTATATCAAAACTTCAAGACACTTACGATTTCATAAGTACCTTATGGCTATATTGTACTTCCGTTTTAGTAAGTAGTCTAGTAAACACTTTTTAAAAATGTTAAATAGTCTGTTTATATTTAGCGAGGTACATTATGCTATACAACAAAATCGAGGAATTAATGCGAAAAACAGGCGTATCAGCATATCAAATTTCAAAAGATACCAAAATTCCGCAAAGTGCATTTTCACGTTGGAAGAAAGGAGAAAGCAATCCTAGTTTAAAAAATATTAAAATATTATCGGAATATTTCGGTGTTCCAATAGGTTATTTTACTGACGGCGTAGAGGGAGCGCCTAAAGTCAAAAAGCAAGAAAATTCTATTGATTTAAAGAAAATTACGGATAATGCCTTGATTTGTTATTATGGTGATCGCGAATTGACTGCATCACAAAAGGCTAAAATATCCAAAGTATTAAAAGCGGTATTAGACGATTAATATATTCAAGGGGAATTGTTAGCATGTTCAATATGTGTTCTTTTGTCTTAGATTTGATTAATTCGCACGGCTCAAACGAACCGCGCCACATAGCAAGTAAATTAGATATTAAAGTTATATATAAACCATTGCCGGCTTGCGTTAGCGGTATACAGATAAAACCGGAGATAAAAAAGGCTATTATTATAAATAGCCGGTTAAGTAGGCGCCAGCAGCGCATGGCGTTGGCTCATCAATTAGGGCATATATTCCTTCATAAGGATTATGATTTATTTAAGGAAATAGATGTGGATTTACGCGTAAAGCTAGAACATGATGCGGATACATTCGCGCATATATTGTTAAATAAAGGGGTTTACCATGAGTAAAAAAGATGCAATTAACGTAGCCTTTTATCAAAGTATTCTGTACCTTATTATTGGTATGATATTAGGCCTTATGTCTTGGGAAGAACACCGATATATTTTGTTACTTTTAATAGTTGCCCTAACTGTTGGCGCTCATTACATAGCAAGTTATTCATTAAAGGAATTAGATGATGCAATGCAATATAACCATAAGAAAAAAGGATAAAGGGTATCAATGTATCGTTTCATACAAGGACGGCAACCGCTGGCGCCAGAAATCTAAACAGGGTTTTGAAACACAAAAGGCGGCAAAAATCCACGCCCAAACGATCATTGATAAACTAAAAAAGACTATCACCGCAACCGATGATAGTCTTAGAAACATAACTCTTATTGATTTTTTTAATATTTACATGAAAGAAAATAAGCCGCGTACATTTAATACATTACAGGCCTATACACGTACATTTGATATATTTAAGCCTATATTTAACGAAAAAATAGCGAATATAACGCCGTATCAAGTTAAAAGAGTATTGAATGATAGTTTATATTCAACTACCACAAAAAACCTTGCTTTGGGTACAATTCAACGTTTATTTAGCTATGCGGCGAACCAATATAAAATAATTCCTGTAAACGAATTAAAAACAATACCACGTTTTAAGGATAATGAACCTACAAAAATAAAGGTATTATCAGATACAGAAATAGAAACATTTTTAAAAGATTTAAAACCTAAAAACTATAAATACTATGTTATATTTTCTATTGCCGCCTATACCGGCATGAGATATGGCGAAATTATTGGCCTTACTTGGGAAAACGTTGATTTAGATAGTAATACTATTAATGTAGTACAGCAATTCGGCGCGATTGATTACAATAAATATGCGTTAAAGCCGCTTAAATCCAAAAATAGTTATAGGCAATTACCTATTCCGCCAATATTAACCAATATTTTGAAAGAATACAAGGAAACATGTTCGACCGACCGCCTTTTTAATAATAGAGTTAGCGCTAGCTGGGGCGCAACACGAATTATGAAAAGGTTCTTGCCATATAACTCAATTCATGATCTACGCCATACATACGCAACTAAATTATTATCAAATGGCGTAGATATAAAAACGGTATCCGCCCTATTAGGTGATAGTATACAAACAGTATTAAATACATATGTTCATTTTTCAGATGATATGCGACTAAAGGCAGCTGATAAGGTTGCCGATATTTTCGGCTAATTATTTTTGACGAATTTCTGCCGTTTTAATAACAAACCCTATTAAACATGGTATTTTATAGACTATATTTTATATCAATATATTATATCGGATTTAATATTTTTTATCCATAAAATAGCATAGTGTAGTTTTTAACTGATTAGCCAAAACAATTTTTAAGAATTCATATCCACAAAATCATATAGTTTATTATGGAATTTTTGCCGTATTTTTGCCGTCAAAAATAAAAAAGAGGGGTACCGCTATGGTACCCCTTTCTTATTAATCTAATTCAACAAGGCGTTTCAATTCGCCGTTAATAAACCACATTTCACAACGTACGTTGTTATGGTCTGTTAAAGTTGCGGTATATAAACCGTCTTTCTTTGGGTTTACTTCTTCCGCGAACATATGAGTTTTGCCTTCAAATGTAAATGTTTTCATAATATTTCCTTTCCAACTGTCAACTAATAGTTTACTGTTGCAAGCCGTGCAACTCGGAGATAATCGGATCACCTACCATTTCGCAAATGTATAAAGCGCGCTGGCCCCTTTGAAATGCTTACCGTCAAAATGCGCTAGGCCTTGAAAGTCGCCAGCTTGATAACCTACCGTTTCATATACCTTGCCTGTTTCCAGTACTGTAACGCCCCCCATTACACGATGCACTTTATTAAGATTAATCTTATATACATCAATCTTTTGTTCATCGGTATTTTCTACAACCGCCGTTCTATCGCTTTTTGCCGTGGCTTCCTTTGGAATAGTAGGCGATTTTTCTTTAATAGCGTTTTTCGTAACTACTGCCGCATCATGTAGCGTTGGCGCTTGCGTATAATATGTTACTACCGGCTGCGCCGTTTCCTTATACGCAATAACTTCCTTCGCTACATTTGGCGATACGTTAAGCGCTTCCCCTAATTTGTTAGGGTTCTTCGCTATGGTCTGATTGATAATAACCGGTTCTTGTAGCTTTTTGGTATGCATTACGTTATAGGCGAATAGACCAGCAACTACCACCAGCAGCATAAGCAATGCTACGGTGATAACTGGTAAATACGCCCTTATGAATTGCTTGATAGTATCCATACAATACCCCCGTTAGATAGGCCAATTCAATACTAAATCCGCATCAAATTCCTTACCTTCAATGTTTTCAGTAAATGTATATTGCCACAAATTAGCGCCGTAATAATCGCATTGACTATTTAATTGTGCGCACCAAATAGCGCACCCGCCCAACTGGCTAATATCTAATACATTTACTAACCAATCATAACTAGCATATAGGCCGGTATTTATGTAACCAGCTTGCCATAATTTATTGATGAACACGCTGCATATATTGGTTAGTTGCTGGTCTGTTGGCATGCCACGTTCTGCCTTGTAGTCGTCAGCATCTTCCATGTCAAACCATATGCCCATTGGCAACTTGTCAACAGTTAAGCCGGCATCATTAAGTGTATTCAAAACGAATTCCGCTTCTTCTGCTGCGTGTTCTTCATTCATAGCATAGGAATAATGGTATACGCCAACTGCTAAACCGGCGTTAATAGCACCGTTAATATTGTTATAGAATTCACTATCTAAATTACCACGGCCATAACCGATGCGAATGATCGCGAAATCAAACCCATTAGCCTTTACCGCGCCCCAGTCAACTACGCCGTTATTTTCGCTTACATCAATACCTCTCATGGTACCCCCTTATAATTTCACCTTGTTTTCAATTTTTGTTCGGATTAAATCAAGGAATTTACCTAGCATCACATTTCCGCCGTCGCGTAGGTTTTCCATAATAGATAGGAATTCACAGGAACCCAAATATAACCAAACCAACGATACCGCGAATTGTTTTTGTCCGCTCATTTCATCGAATAACACGGCCGCCATTGTAGCTGCTACATATGTTAGGATTTTAAACACAAACCCTTTTCGCATGTATCGGCTGGAAATTAGGCCTTTTTCAAATGCAAGAGGTATTGCGCGGTACTTTTCCCATACGGCCATTTGGTCTTTATCGTATCCGTATTCATCAATTAACATTTGGTAGGCAATAGCCGCCCATTTAGTGAAAAGGTCGATGAATACCAATAAAATAAACACGCCCAAAATCTGGACGTGTTTAATTCCAATTACCCATATAGCAACGGCTGCCGCACCGCTTAATACTGCTTTTAACAAAAAACTATCTGTTAAAGAGTTCCAACCCTCAACAAAAAACTTCAAAATAAACTCCATTATGCGCCCCTTATTTAACCTTACCTAAACCATAAACGCTGCGCGCTATATTGGCTTTTCTCATATTGATTTTGTCTAATTGTTCCCTCTTTTGTTCGCCGCTCATGCGTTCATTATTAATGATCGCTTTAGATGCTTTGTTTAAACCTTTTAGGCTATCACTTGCATTTTTGAGCTTTGCGAATTCTTTGGCATCGTATCCGTCTGGCCGTTGCCCCGTTAGTTTGAATTCATTATGTAATTTTTCTTGTTCCTTATAATCATCATAAACACGTTGTACGCTATTCGATGATTGATAAGGTGCCGCGGTGAACCCTCTTAACCCCGGCGCTTCGTACCATTTTTTAGATGCATTATTTTCTTTTGCACCAGTAGCCGCATCAATACCACTTAAACCTAAACCAGCAAGGCCGCCGCCGTACCCTCTTATTGTATTATCTACAATATACGGAGAAACGTTGATTTTATCGCCTACGAATTTTGCAACTTCGCTTGTATTAGAGCCGTACTGTAGGCGTGCCGGTAAATTTTCTTGTGATTGTGGAATAATATTGCGTTGTCTGAATAAAGAGTAATTCGTCATAGCTTCAACAACCGGTATCATAGCCGTAGGCATAAAACTAGGTGCAAGGCTATCTATTACCCTATCGCCGAACCCCTTAAAGCCTACGCCTTTACGGTTGTTTTTGGCATCGTCAAAATACTGTAACATACGTTCAAACGATGTACCGAATAACACGCCAGCTTCAAATGGCTTAGGAACACGATACATATTTTCTTTGCCCGGAATGATCCAGAATGTATCTTTTTCCCATTGTGGCAACTCTTGGTAACGCTCATCGTCTTTATTCATGTACCATAACAAAACACTTGGTAACGTAATATATAGCATAGTTTTTACCGTCATACCGCGCGGGTCTTCTTTAAAAGCACGCGCCATTTTGTCGGCGCCTTGAATTGTAGCATTAAAGAAGGCTATAACTTGATTTGCCTTTTTAGTATGCGAACCTCTACGGCTGAAATCTAACGTAATATCACGGCTTTCAAGTGCCGCTTCTCTTGCAGTTAAAGGCTTTCTATCTTTACCGAATAGGCGATTACCAACCCCAGTATAACCCTTTCGTGCATTATCGAATTCCGCCAACCGTGTTGCCATTTCTGTTGCTTCACTCATAGCGCGTAATACTTCAATAGGGTTTTTAATTAACTTAGTAACCTTACTTTCACGGCTCATAATATCGCGTAATTGGCCGCCTAAATAGTCGCGGTCTAACGAAACCATTGCCGCATGTGCCGCGCCGGATTTCATATATTCCCAGTATAATTCGCCTTTTTTAAGGAATAGTGATAGGCCTTTAAAAGTATCGACTATAGGAATAAACCCATGTTTGGAATAAATAGATGCACCTATCATATCGCGCACAGGGTTCCGCAAGATAAATTCTGGTGATAATGTAGCACCAGCGCGTAACCAGTTAGCCGGATATGATAAGATTTTTGCAACCATGTTTGATTGGTCTTTATCTAACATGCGCATCGTTTGAATAAGTTCCGGCGTTGTTTCATATGTTACTTTTTCGCCGTTTTCCCAAACATTAAATGTATTATCTGTTGCCGCTTTGTTACCGTTTACACGTTCCACTATTTGCCCTACGCCGTTTTTATCGGCAAGTTTCGCAAATGTACGCCCAACGTGATTGCGTTCTACTGCGTTATAGAATTGGAACGTATTCTTTACGATACTTTCCAATGGATCAATAATATCGCGCGTACTACCTTTAAACCGTTTTACCGGACTAGATACATCAATAAACCCCTTGCCACCAGATAAAAACGATTGCATGCCAGCATCTGACATATCACGGAAAAATGGAATGTAATGCGGGTACATTTTGCGCATTGTATGATATGCCTTAGCCGTCAACATGCCTTCTTTAACTAACATTTGCAACATGTAATCTTGATATTTATATATTGCAACTGCTGCCTTTTGAAAGCGTTCATTTCCGGCGTGCTTACCTAGTACGGCAGCATCTTCGGTATAATCAAACGTTGCTTTTTGTTTGTTTTTATGTAGGTCTAAATCGTGCAAGGCTACAAGATATGCGGAGAATTCCTTATGTTCCTTTTCGCCTATACCTTTCAAAATGTCTTTTAACGATTTAATACCATGTTCCGGTGCGCCGTGTTCAATAAGTGTTTCAGCTTTACCAACCCAGCCACGGGCTAACCACGCTTGCATATATGGATTATCATCAAAGGCAATTTTTTCGCCTGTTTGGCGTTCGACTTCTTCAACTAAATCCTTCAACGGGTTCAATTCATCAACGGCTTTAGTGTATACATCATTCAATGCTTTTTTAATTACGTCTTTAGCTTCGCCACGCTTAACCGCATCAATGGCTTGGCTAACTTTACCCTTACTTTCAAACGAAATACTACCTTTGATACGCTCCGCGCCGCCTTGACGGTGCCATTCATGAACCAGCTGCGATAATTTATTGGTTATGCCGTTTAATTCCGGTTCATTCTTAATCGCTTTCGTAAAATGATTATAGAATTCTGGAAATTCCCGTTTTGCTTTTGCGCGATCACTCACATAATCTTTAAAAAATTCTGCGTAACCTTCGCCGCGTATTCCTTCCATGCCTAACTTATTGTACGCTTTACCGAAACGGTCTTGAATAACGCCGTTAAATTCGGTATTGAACCGCGCATCTTTACTGAAACCAAAATAATTATCTACATAATGCCCCAATTCATGCATGATAACTGGAATTTCACCATAATTACCGCTACGGATTACATCTGTTTTAGTATTATACCAGCCGCGCACGTTAGGACGTCCTAAACGGCCACTTTTAACGCGTTGATTGAATAGGTTATTAACCGCATCTAATATTTCCCTACGTGTTACGCTTCGGCCTAACCGCTCTACTTCATCAATACCAGTATGTGGCGTATCCTTACCCATTGCGCTATATTGTAGCGGTTCCGTAGGTCTAACGCCTTTACTTTCCATGTATCTATTCGCCATTGCTTCGTTGCCGTCAAATGCTTTTACAACTGCATCGCGTACTTGCTCATGCGTTGCATTGTCTAATAGCTGGCTAGGTTGCTGCGCGTATTTGCTCACGCCACCTTCTGCCGGTTCCGCTTGCATCAACTTCAATTCTTGCGTATCTGCAATTAGTTCGGCAGCACGATCACGGCGAACCGTTTCCATGTATTCGTTGTTCAATCGTTCAACTGGTACGTCTAGGCTTTCAGATAATCGAACCTTAACCGCATCAAGTTCCGTTTTTGGAATATCTGGCTTTGTGGCTTTGTTTAAATCTTTCAATAATTCCGTGTTAGAATTTACTTTATTTTCTAATTCGGTATATCGTGGCTCAGATGCATCATTTTTTAATTCGTTTATGATAGTTTCTTTTGCTTTTTGCGGTAAATCGTCAAGTGCATTTCGTAAACTTTCGTTTGGTGCATCTTCTTCATATCTAAATTGAGTACTTGCATCATTTTCAAGTGCTTTTTCTTCAATTTTAGATTTTTCACCCTCTACAAAGTCAGTATTTATGCGGTCTTTCGGTTGAAATTCATTTATTTCGCCTGTACGGGCCGTTTCGCCCTCGCCTTGATAGTTTATACCTAAATCGTCAGTTTTAACCTGTTTTTTATCGGTATTTTCTACGAAACTGTTTAAATCGGTATGTGTTTCTTCGCCGTTTACCGGTTTTTCGTTTTCTACAAACTCATCTTTAAATGGTTGCTCATAGCTTCGATAATTAGGGTCTAGCGTACTATCTTTAAACGATGTATTATCACGTGGCCTATTTTCATATTTACCATAATTGCCGTCGAATGTTTCTTTAGCAATTTGCGCCCGCACATCATCATGTGCAACTGCCGGGTCTGGTCTTTCGTAATTTTTTCGTATGATAACGGCCATTTCTTCCGGTGTTGCATCTGGGCGCGCGCGCATCGCTTCAAGTGCAGCGCTTTCAGTATTATGCAATTCCCATACGCTGAAATCGACTTGCGTTCTCCAATCCCACGGATCTAACCCACGACTTTCCGCAAATTTCAATAAACCTTTTTCGCCGTTCAATCTATCACCAGTAAATTGAACCAAACCACGGGAACCGTAGCCGTCGCCACTTGTAACAGTTGTGCTAAAACTACTTTCGGCGCCAATATTACCAGTCATGGCAGCCGCTTCAACGTCGCTTAAACCATTCTGACGATAGCGGTTATATATATCCGCTTGGATATTACCGGTTTCACCTTCCATAGGTTGACCGCTTAAACCGCCTTCGGAGTATTCGCGCGGTTCTACAGTATTTGCCGGTTCTTCTGGTACTGGTACATCATCAAAGGCATTATACATAACGCCCTCTTCAAGTTTTGGCGCATCTTTTGTGAAACGTTCACCAATATCTTCAAAGGCGTTAGATGCCTTTTCTTTGATGTGTTCCGCTGCACGCCCTACACGTTCACCGATTGCACCGCTTACTTTTTTAGGTGTTGCACCGTGTACCATTGCCGCCGGTAAAAATACATCGCCCCATAAGTTAGTAGGGTTCATGGCTATATTTTTAGCAAATTCCCCCGGGTCGTCAATTAAGCGTTCTACTGGCTCGGCCACCGGGTCTACTAAAAGATTTTTAGCAGTAGCTACATATTTATTCCCTAAAACTCCGTCCGGTGCCGTTCCGTCGTTTTCTGCGGTTGCATTGGCGTTATACATATCAATCGTATCACTTGCAATCGTAGGAGCGGCAAGTACGCCAGCAGCTATTCGCACCGGTGGTGGAACATACGGCGTAATTGCCAGATATCCGGCCGGTTTACCAACTGCGGCGTTATAGGTTTCTACGTGCGCTTTACCTAACCCCGGCGTAGCGTATTCGTCGATAAACTCCCCATTATCATCAAATTTAGAAAAGTTATCGCCATTAGCATCAATCGCATTTGCAGCACTTTTAGAATACTCATTACCTAAATTATTTGCTTTGTTTACTACATCATCTTTCCAGTTGGTTAAGGTATTGCCTACATTGTCGTTAATTTCTTTGCCGGTTTTATCAATCCATTCAATATTGTTTTTAACGCCATTAGCAACATATTCGGCATTATTTTTAACGCTATCCCAAAACGTAGGCTTGGGCGCGTTGCCTACGTCATAACCGTATTCGGTTGTTATATCTTCAAAGGCGTTACCGTTTCCAGCTGCCTTGCCGTATTGGCTTGTAATATCATCAAACGCACCCATAGTCTACCCCTTTATATTTAATAAGACTTTAACCACGATTTATATTGACCGTATCCGGCCGCATCAAGTTCCGCTGCTATCTGATCATCGCTCCAGCCTTGCGCTGAAAGTTCATTCATTCGCTTGGAAATTGCTGCTTGTTCTTCGCTTGAATAAGTAGGTTGCCGTTTAACTGTTGGCGTTCCAGCAGCACCACCACCGCCAGCAGTAGGCGCACCACTTAACGCGCTTTGTAATTGCCCATAATAAGGGCTTTCAGTTTCTGCCTTGTCTGGGTTAGCTTTAACCCATGCGGTATGTTGTGCGGATAACGTACGCAATACTTGCGCATTATATCCACTAGTACCAGACTGTGTAGCCGTTGCCGGTTTAACGTGAGTGCCTACATACTTCATGCTGCCGTCTGTTCCAACAATATACGTTTTACCGTCCGGCATAACTTTAATGTTTTTCGCCCCGAAATTACCGATATTTTTCATTTGGCCGTCCGGAGTCATTACGATAACTTGACCGTTCGCAAATTGTTTTGTTTCAACCTTGCCATAACCACCCATATCTTGAATAGTACCGTCGCCCATGTTGTAACGTACAATATGGCCGTTTTGCGCACTACTAAATTTATAATCTGGTTTATCAAGCGCCGCAATAGAATTCAAGTTATTCATATCAATAGTACCAGCGCCAACTTTACCGGCTAGATAGTTATATCTTGCAACGGCTGGCGCCAACCCTTTAACCCGTTTTGTGTTATAGGTATCTACAACCGGGTTGCCGTCTTTGTCCTGTGTAAATACAAGATTGTTCATGATTTGCTGGCGCATTGGTTCAAGTACTTTTTCTTGATATTCGTTGACTTGCTGCATGTACATATTATTAACGTCAGTTTGGTATTGTTCGCTTGCTAAACCTTGCGCCGTCTTAAAATCAAAACCGGCTTTAACTAGGGCCAACGTATTGGCCCCTAGTTGTTTACGTGCTTCACTTGTTACGCTTGCTTTATCTGGTATAGAGTATTGGCCCGGCGCTTTATCCGCTTCGGCGTTACCATTTACGGCCGAATTGGGCGCCCCATGAAAAGGTGCGTTTTGTCGTTGCTGCATCATTTCTTGGTATGTTTGTGGAACCCCTGTATTAATACCAGTATTATTTAGATTTTGAAAATTCCATAATCCTGTGTTTTGTTGCGGTTGCGCTGGTGTTGCTGGCATTTGTGGTGCCTGTGATTGCAACTGCTTTTGTAATGTAGGACTTGGCTCATTCATATAAGCGTTAAAGCGCTGATCAGTAACCGGATTACTTGGTGCATCTGTGTTAGCTTGCATTGGTTGTGCTGGTGCGGCTGGATTTTGACCGCCCCATAAACCGATATTATTCTTTTGCATCAAGTTATTGGCGAATGTGTTATTGGAATTAGATAATAACTGATTGATTTGACCGGCGCTATTAGGTTGTTGCATACCCATTCCCGCCATACGGTTATTATTATCCATAACTTGTAGCGCGTTCGGGTCTTGCTCCCCGCCAGCGCCACCGCCACCGCCTAGCATTGCTTGATAGCCTTTAGCCATTTTGTTATTCTGCAATGCACCTAAACGATGTGAGAAATATTGACCAGCTAATTCGCCTAACGCCGCCCATGGTTCAAAATCTTTTACGTAGATAACGCCCATTGTGTTATTCCTCTACTTTCTTATTATCTTCGGTTGCTGCTTCTTCGGTTGCTGCTTCTTCGGTTGCT